TGATCTTATGTATCTAAATAATTCACCGTTCCTATAATCAGGAGTATAATGATATTCAGCAGTATATGATAAATCTAAAGTAGTATTGGTTAAGTAATCATATAAAGCATAATTCATGCCACTACTACTATCATACGGGATAGTTCTAACCGTGTCGCTATGTTTTTTTAGTTGACTATATACATAAATAGATGAAGATAAATAACGTTGTTCATCTTCTTGCATTTCAAGTTCAAAAACTTGTTCAGCCAATAAACTTTGGCTTCTCATTAAATTGTCTAATTGTTCACTCATTATGCTGTTATTACTATAAAGTCGTTACTTGGGTTAAAATAAATTTGTCCGTCAGAAGCATCTAAACAGTATCCAATAATTCTAACTACATCACCGTTGCCCGCCGGCGCGCCAGAAGTTGCTGCCCCATATACACTACTAACTTGTTGTTCATCTAAATATAGTACATCGCCTACCGCACCAGGATCATGGTCTAGTGTTACCATACCTTTAAGTAAGACACCATTAGTATCAGAGGCAGCACCTAATGCTACGCCTAATAATCCATCTGATGTTGAGGTAGCATTTGGGTTTGCTATTTCCCAGGTGCCATCCGATTTAAAATGATATATTCTGCCGGTTTGCATGCTAGTAGTTCCACCGAAGAAAACTACATCACCATCATGATCCCCATCCGTAGCCGAGGTTTTGCTTAATTTAATTTTAGGGGCTATAAGACTTCCATTAGTAACTTCTACTCCAGCAGTACTAACTGTTAACTCAGTTGTACTTCCGTTTGCTTGGAGTGCTATTTGGTTGTCAGCGGGTTGATAAATACCTGTATTTATATCAGTTCCAAATTTTATGGCAGGAGATGATTGGGAACCGTCACTACTAACTGATAAAGTATTACATGAAATAGACCCATCAAATCCTGCATCGCCGTCTTCGTCTATAAAGACCTTTTGAGTACCTCCTACACTTATTTCAAATAATACTTCATTATCAGTAGCAGAAGCCGGGTTTATTTTTAAACTACCTGTGATTTCAGAATCACCAACTAATCTTTCTACATCAGCACTTGCATCATATGCCCAAGAAGCCCCATTAGTAGTGTCACTAATAAATGTTACATCAAAACCAGTATTAGGCCCAGTTCCTACTGTTAATGTACCATCTATATCAGCATTACCATTTACATCTAATGCAGTAAGTGATCCTAACGATGTTATATTGGTTTGAGCTGCTGTAGTAAGTGTTACATCAGCTATTTGAGCAGAACCCGAAACAACTCCTGAAGGTAAAGTTGCAGAAACATTAGTTAATCCTGAACCATCACCTATAAATTCAGATGCAGAAACAAACCCACTTGCACTTATATCACTTGATGCAGTTATATTAGCAGTGGTAATAGCTTGCATTGAAATAGCTTCTGATGATCTGATTTGTGTTACATTTGAAATATTACCAAAAGTTATAGTACCACTATTATTAATAACACTATTAACTCCTCCTAATGATATAAAACCGTCTACATCTAATGTATTAGACGTTACCTTACCACTTGAACTAATATTACCTGATGCTGTTATATGTAAAGCACTATGGATACTGTTGCCATTTAAATCTAAATTAGTGGTAGCCGTGTGGTTACCTAAGTTATCACCTCCGGCAACAGCTGCTGCTAGTGAAGATGATACATTTGCAAAACCAGGGAGTGATAAAGTACCATCTACGTCAACATCATTAAATGTAACATTTGATGTGGTAGTTAATCCTTGGTTAATTGCTTTAACTGCTGCTAAATTACTTAGTTCAGAATCCATTAAAGCGCCAGCACTAGTTACATTAGATGTATTTGCGGTAAGTTTAGCATCGTTGGCAGTAACTCTAGTACTAAAAGAAGCACTTGCGGCTCCATTAGTGGTTACTCTTGTGCTAAACGAGGCACTAGCAGCTGTGAATGATCCCGAAATTCCTGCTTTTGTTAAGGCTTTAACTGTTGCAATTTCTGCAAGTTCTGAATCCATTAAAGCACCTGCTGAGGTTACATTAGATGTGTTTGCCGTTAGTTTAGCGTCATTTGCTGTTACTCTTGTACTAAATGAAGAACTAGCGGCTGTAAATGAACCTGAAATTCCTGCTGCTGTTATTCCATCTAATTTAATACCATCAGCTGCTACATCTCTACCATCAACAGTTCCTGTAACCGTTATGTTTCCTGTAACACCTAAAGCTTTACTAGTAGTAATTTGTTCATTTGCGTCATCAACTGTTAATAAAGTTCCCTGACCTACACCTCCTATATCTCCTGCAAATATTTTAAAACTACTACCTTGTAAATCTCCACTACTACTTAAGTATAATCCACTACCACCACCCCCATCAGGGTTAGTAAGTCTTATATGAGTATTTGCACCTATAAAATCACCATGGGTTTTAATATCTTGACTAGCACTTATACTATTTCCTGTTCCTCCTAAATCTACTTCTAAACCTCCTTGTGGGGAAAAATTAACATAAGTAGTAGTACCACCTGAATTTTGGATTCTAAAACTATCAGTAATCGCTGATTTTATATTTAATGATCCTACAACAACATTCTGAGTATCTAAATTGGCTACTGTTTGGGCCGAGCCTGAAACTAATGTTTTACCTTCAAGAGTATTAAAACTACTATTTAATGTTGATACATCTACACCATCAACGTTACCAACACTAGTAATAGCATTACCACCCATATTTAAATCTTGGGTAGCAGTATGGTTACCTAGGTTATCGCCACCAGCGGATGCTGCGGCAAGTGATGATGATACATTAGCAAATCCTGGAATTGATAAGGTACCATTTATATCGACACTACCCGTTGTGTTAAAACTACCACTAACCGCAACAAACCCATCACCAACTCTTAAACGTTGGGTATCTTCAACATGGAAATCAATATCAGTAGCACTAAATTCAATATATTCTTCATCAGTACCATTTCCTATTTTATTATTGCTTATATTGATTATACCATTTGCTGGCCTTAAATTGAATGAACTATTAGATACTGTTATAAAATCGGGGGAACCATCAGCATCTGATATTTTAAGTGTGCTTGCATGTATTTTTAAATCTCCAGTTCCCGTATCCTTAATAAAACTATCACTACCATCGTGGTAGATTTTTAAATCACCTGCAGCACCAAATGAAGCCGAATCATTGTCTCCAAACCCTATATTTTTTCCGTTTGCATCTAAATCACCCCCTAATTGTGGGGAAGTATCGTCTACTACGGCACTTATCCCACCAGCGGATGCTGCGGCAAGTGATGATGATACATTAGCAAATCCTGGAATTGATAATACTCCTCCTATAATTTCTGTACTACCCGTTAATTTTAAGCTGCCTGTAAATAAATGGGTATCATCTATACTATCACCAAAAATAGTAGAACCACTACTAAATGACTGTGTCATATGGGTGACCGAAGATGAAACTATATAATTTTCTGCGGTTAATGATCCCTTAACTGTTAGGGTTTCTAATACTAAATCTTGTTTTACAGCAGATGCACTACCATAAAATAAATTACCATCAGCAATATTAATTGCAAATTCACCTGTTTCTAGTGAAGATGGTGTATTTCCAGCAGTAGCACTGCTTTTTAATTTTATTGTACTATTTGACATATCTTATATATACATATTGATTAAAATGAGCCTCCATTAATGGTTCCTATAAATAAACTTGCGCTAACAGGTTTATTAAAACTAAATTTATTATTATTAAAGTCAAAACTTAATGATCCACTAGTATTATCAATAAATGAATCAACTTCAAAGTCAGTAGCATCACTAAATTTACCAAATAGTAAACTATCCTGTGTATATAGTGAGCCTGATGATGCTAAACTACCTAATATGAGTGTATTACTTGGCATTATATTATTCCTTGTGTAAACGCAGTAAATTCATACATAATTTCTACAGGCCCAAAAGCAGGATTTATTTGGGCCGAGACATTACAATATGCAGCTGAAGATGTTAAGTTTAAAATAGTTTGGCTTGTATTTTTAGCTAAAAGTACTTTAGGCTGATGGTTATATGAATTTCCCGATTGATTATAAGCTATATGAAATTCGCCCGTTTCTACATATCCACCTTGTGCACCTACAGCATTATAATTCATATGAACTGCTACAAATGAAGTAGCAAAATCGGCTACATCTTGTGTAAAAGCAGATCCTATAGAAGCCGATATTGTAGCCACACCCACTCCTTTATAAACCCCTAAAGTATTACTTTGGGATAATAGATATTGATCACTGATATAATGTGAAGCTACATCGTCATTTTTATATTTAATAACACCTCTATTGTTATTTATACTAGACATAGGGTGGTTTATAGTAATAGGAGTAGTGTTACCTTTAGGAACTATAGTTATATTTTGATTAGTCCCTAAAGTAAGATTACTACTAGTAATTATTAAATTACTATCTGATTCTATGTTACTAGTATGTATAGTGCCACTGGAACTTATATTGCCCGAGGCTGTAATGTTGCCTACTATCTCTATACTACCAGTTGTTTGGCTATTAGTAGTTATAATATGTTCAATAGAATCAGAACCATTGTTCTTTTCAAAAAATATTCTACCATCATGTGTGTTGATAGATAATTCTCCTAACTCTAGGTTAGAAGTTGTAGGGACTTTCCCAACAACTGAACTGCGTTTTAATTTAACTACTTGTGCCATATATATGGTCTATATTTTAAGGTAGTATATACTACAAGTATACATAGTAAGAGCCCCAAGAAACCTTGGAGCTCTTTAAAAGAAATATATATGTAGTCTTAGTAGGTACCTCCGTCAATTACAGCGGATACTGCAAACCCATCGGCGGTTTTCTGGAGGAAAGCACCAACAGTTGAACCCGATGCTACTGAAACTATATTATCTGAGTCATCTAAATGAATAAAACCACTATTTGTAGGGTTAGCAGCATTAAATAAAGCAATTCTTTTTTCTGAATCTTTTTCACCCGCCATCCAGTAGTTAGAATCGTATTTATATAATAGTGATCCTGTTACACCTGCACTATCTTGATCAAATACATAGATACCGGCATTTGCTGCGGCTGTAGCACTATTTAATATTATAATATTATCACCGATCTCGACTTCAGTTGAGTTAACTGTTGTAGTAGTACCATTTACTGTTAAATCACCTCCAACAGTTAAATTTTGGCTAATAGAAGCAGTTGCTGCTGTTAATAAAGTACCATTAAAGGTTAAATTAGCAGATCCTTCTACTTGTCCAGTAGTTGCAGTAAATACTGCTACGTGATTTTCCGTATAATTAGTAAAGGTGGCTGCCGATCCTGTAAATGTATTTAAGGCAGTAACACTAGTGTTTATATTACTAATATCAGAATCTAAGGAACCTGTTTTAGTTTCTATACTAGATAATCTGCTATTTTGGGTTGATTGTTCAGTATCTAAAGAACCAGTTTTAGTATTAAGGGCGGTTACACTAGTATTAATTGTGCTAATATCACTGTCAAGTGAACCTGTCTTAGTGTTAAGGGCAGTTATACTAGTATTTATAGAGCCAGTTTCGGTATTAAGAGCAGTTATAATAGTGTTAATTGTGCTAATATCGCTATCTAAAGAGCCCGTCTTAGTGTTTAAAGCAGTAACACTAGTGTTTATATTACTAATACTAGAATCTAAGGAACCTGTTTTGGTGTTAAGGGCGGCTATACTAGCATTAATAGAACCTGTTTCAGTATTAAGAGCGGTTATAATAGTATTTATGGTACTAATATCTGAGTCTAAAGAACCTGTTTTGGTATTAAGGGCAGTTACACTAGTGTTTATAGTACTAATATCTGAGTCTAAAGAGCCTGTCTTAGTGTTTAAAGCAGTAATTTTAGTATTAATAGAGCCTGTTTCTGTGTTTAAAGCAGTAATGCTAGTATTAATAGTACTAATATTAGAATCTAAAGAACCAGTCTTGGCGTTAAGAGAAGTTATGCTGGTGTTAATTGTACTAATATCTGAGTCTAAAGAACCTGTTTTGGTATTAAGAGCTGCAATACTTGTATTGGCAGAACCACTGAATGTATTTAAAGCGGCAATACTAGGTAATTGGGCTGAACCACTAATAATACCATCTCCAGTTTCTCTTAAGAATTTAGCTTCAGATCCTAATTCGCCTCCTTTCCAATATTTTTCATCATCATCCCATAAGAAACTACCTGTATGGGCAGTAGGGTTACCATCCGATGCGCTTACATGAACATTAATACCGGCATTACCTGATCCACCTCCTAAGGCAGCATTTAGTACTATAATTCTATCTCCAATTTCAACTTCAGTTGAATTAATAGTTGTTGTAGTACCACTAACAGTTAAATCACCTGTAACTGTTAAATTTTTACCAACTGTTAGATTTTGGGTAATAGAAGCGGTGGCCGCTGTTAATGTATTACCATTAAACGTTAAATTGGATGAACCATCTAATTCACTTGCCCCATTAAAAATAGCAACTTGATTATTTGCTCCACTACCTGAAAGTACATTATTTGTAAAAGTAGCAGCATTTGCAGTTCCCCCTAATACACCCCCTAAGGTAACTGTACTAGCATCAACTGTTACTCCTGTTAAGTCACTACCATTACCTACAAAACTACCACTAAAAGTAGAACCACTAATAACGGATACATTAGTAAAATCTACTACATCTGTGCTAGTAGCTCCTGATACAATTAATGAACCTGTAATTACGGCACTACCACTAAAAGGGAATCCTGATCCTCCTAATGTACCATCATCTATTTGAGTTCTTAATGTTCTACCAACATATTGATAAGCAGTAGCAAATACAAAATCATTTCCATCATGTGGAGGAGTACCTACCCAGGTAAGAACACCTGTTTTATAATCAAATACAAATTGGTCATCTGTAGCGGCAGTAACGTTGTTTTCATCATTACCATAAGAAATTGCTACCTTATAACCAGGGGTTAAAGATTCAGCATTTCTAGAAGCGTGTCCAGGTATTATATACTTGGGGGATACAAAATTAGTTTGTTGGTCCGCTTCTATAATTTGGTCAGAAGTTACATAATCATCATGGGCATCAGGATCATCAGTAGTAAAATAATAAACTTCCCTTTGCCCGTCAGCAGCTCCCTTGAGTTTTTTTCTATGGTGGAATTTTACAATTGCTAGATCATCAGCACTTCCCTCTGTGTAAGTAGTAGGATCTACTAAACTAGCTGAAATTATTAACCCATCTTGACTAGAACCACTATAAGGTAGTTGGCTACTTCCCGTAGGGATTAACCCGTCATCTGTAAATATTTCATTAGCCCCTAAATCAAATACATCTGTAAATGCTTCTTGAGTTAATGTAAGATCATTAGTAGTAAATCTTCTACCTTGTAATAATCTTTCTGATCTATTGGGTGAGTTATATGCCATATCTTATAGTTTCTGTATTACGATGTGGATACTGTAAATCCAGTTAATGTAGAAGCAGGGGCTCCTTTATATCTAATTAATATCCAAATTTTAGGGTTTGAAGCGTTAATAGTTTGTCCTATAGAGTTATTTAATCCTAAAGTTAATGTACCACTTGAATTTGTAAATGATGTAAAATCACCTATAACATCTATATTATCGCTAAATGGGTTATTATTTCCTGTTGATTGTGCATTTAAACTACCTCCATAAGTACCATTACCTTTAACAGCATCAAATATATCAGAGTTTTGTGCTTGGAAAATAACACCGATTGAAATTTTGTTATTAGTGGTAGTATCCCAAGTAACAAAATCACTGCTGCTATCTGGGTCAAAATTTAATGTTAGAGTACTTTTATTACTACTTGCTCCAGTGTCAACTTCTCTTAAGAACCACTTATAATGGGCCTGGTTAAATCCATCTGTAGGGTACCAATAACCAGCACCTGCATTACTTACAGCAGTACCGTTATGTTCTGGATTAACAAGGAAACCAGGTTTAACTTGTAAGTCACCACCATCTCCTAATGTTAATCTTGAACTTGAATTAAATGCTGTTGTTAAAGTAGTTGAATTACTAATTGTTCTTCTATAAACTTCACCTTTAAAGGTTTCGCTAGTATTTGTAGCCCCACCAGCACCACCATCATCTGAAATGAAGTATGCTAGAGAACCACTAGCTACAGGTTGGCCAAAGGCTCCCGCTGTGTGATAATTTATATTAGTATCATCATTTGTAGTACTGTCAGTGAAATTACGAGATGTAATTCTGTATGTAAATGTACTATCACTATAGCTTGATCCTTCTAGGATATTAGTTTCATTAGCATCACTAGCACCAAAGCTATAGGTTTCTGCTATTCTACCAGTATCATCTATACCCGGGTTATCATTAATTGCTCTAGCGGTATTACCATCATATACCCTATTAGCTCCAGCTACATCGCCATCTGACTGAATAGTAATTATTTGTGTTGAGTCGCCCGCAAAAGTTAAAGTAGTACTAGTAATTGAACCATCTAATAATGTAGTGTTGTTTCTATATAGGGGTTTAAATAAATTACTAGCTGTAACTTCTGCACTATAAGTAGCTCCATTCAAGTATGGGGCACCTGATAAGCTTCTAGAAGTAAAACTTGAAGAAGTAAATTTTGTAACATTAGAAACTGCAGTATCTGTTATATCACTAATTTGTAGTGGAGATTGAAATATAGATGTATTTACATTGGTTTGGGATCCAGGGCTTTGTAAGCTACCAAAAATAACTTCAGCTTCTGTTTGGGTACTACCTGTGGCTACACCTGCTAATATACCTTGGTATTTGTAGTATCCACTTGAGGAAATGTCTGTAAAATCTTCACTAGAAGCTTTATATCTTAAAGATGTTTGTAAAGGTATATTAGCACCATTAGCCTTTTTAAACTGAGGTGGAATAACTGTTGGGTTACCCGTCGCTATTGTTTCTAAATCAATAGTATTACTAGGCCCCCCCTGTACTACTACACCAGCGGCCCCCGGGGTTAAGGTAAATTCAAATCTAGATTGAGTATTAAATGTATTACTAGCGGGGCTTGGATCATTCTCACTTTGTGTATCACTAAAACTTTGAGTTACTTTAGCGAATACAGTAAAGTTATCACTATTAGACCCCGCATCAAATTCAGTATCGGCAACGCCACCCCCTAATAAATCTATTCTAACCCCATAATTACCTGTTGTAACTCCTGTGCGTCTATTTGAAGCAGCTACCTCACTAAACATACTTGTACCTGCGCCTCCATTAAATCCCTTTAGATTTAAGTAAGCAGCATTTTCTTCAGTAAACCCTACAGGAAGGTATACACTATCAAAATCGCTATTATCAGTAGGTAGTGATTCAGCTTCGCTATTATACCCCGTGTATTTAGTAGCTAAAGCAGTAGGAGAAGCAACTAAAGCACTATTAGAAGAACTAATAAGTCCTGCGAATGTTCTTAAAATTTCTGCTACATCAGTATTAGCATCATAATTATTAAATATAGAACCTGCTAAATTAGATTGCCAAGCTAAATTATTTGGGTGACCAACATTATGGTTACTAAAATAAGCAGATTGGCTAACAATTAAAGCATAATTATTATTTGTAGAAGAAGCTCCTCTAATTTCCGTAGGAGCAGTATCAGGTGACCCCAATAATGTACTACCTGTAATTATTTGTGAATCTTTGAATAGGTTAGTACTACCTGTAAGAGCAAATCGTGCTTCATTTTGTAAAGTACCTAGGGTAATTTCAGTATTACCACTACTATCTAATCTATATAATTTGTTATCATCAGTATCATAAAATAAAGTACCATTTAGTTGTTTATTATTTGAATCTAATGTAGGAACTGTTGTTCCTAATTGTACGGGGTTAACTAAGCTAGCCGAAGTTTCACCTATACCAACAACTAAAAATGGTCCTGTTAAATTACCACTAGAACCAGTGACAATTAAAACCTCACCTATATTTGCGGTTACTGTAGATGATAGAGAGCCTACGCCACCTCTTTTTAACTGAATTGTTTGAGCCATGTTGTCTATTTGATTATTCTAATATACATATTTAAAATCCCCCAAGGTCAAGGTTTCCCCTTAGTATTATGTTATCAGTAGAAAGGGTTCCTGATACATTTAATGACCCAGTAATATCTGTTGATCCCGTAATAGAAAATTTTCCACTTTCTGTGATGTTAAGAGATATACTTCCACTATCATTTACAATAATTTCAGAAATAAATGCCCCCGCAGACCCACTAAATATGATGGATCCGCTTGCGGGTTCTATAATTATATTTCTATTATATAAAGGCAATATAGTATTTGGTTATAAATATTTTATTGAGTTGTTTTAAGTTTAGGTACATCTGCTCTAGCACCTTTAACTTCCCAAAAGAAATCATATTCAATAATATCATCTGAGTCACAACCAAAATATAACCAATTACTTATAAATTTTTCAAAATAAATAGGTTGAAATTTCCCTACGGAAGATATTTGTACAGTTATTGTTGAGGGCACAATTAATTTGCTCCATTCGGGCGGTAATTTTACTTTTAATACATTCGCTCTCCCCCTACAGTATACCCCATGCTCAGGACCCTCTAATGCGCCATACACAAGTCTTTTACCAATTTTAGTGGGGTGTTCTATATCAAAAGACTTAACACGTGCGCGTAATGTTCCACTAGAAGTAATATCATCTGTAATAAGTTGAGAACCTGTAATAGTAAGAGACCCAATTACTTTTAGACTACCTGAAATCTCGGCACTACCTGTAAAAGGAAATGTATCCCCACTAGATCCAGCAGTTTCTAAAGTTGTTACTCTATTTGATATAGACGAAGATAACTCATTAGATGAACCAGATATCCCAGCGGCCGTAAAGGATGAACCAAAATTTACTGCAGAACCCGTTCCATCAAAGAAACTAGTACCATCTGTTTGGACTATTCTCTGATAAGTGTCTTGTATATTGTTCCCAGTAAAATTAAAGGGTCCAGCCATTTTTTAATCACTTTAATTTAGATAGACCAGTAATTACTCCTTCAATAATTTTATCTTTTTGGGATTCTTTTATTGTATTTTCAGATAAGTAGGTAGCAACTATATGGTTTAATTTATTCTTTCTAAAGTTTACATTATCAAGTTTAATATCTTCCTTAACAAGCAATTTCAGTATATTATAAACGTGTTTTTTATCATTAGTAGTAACTTGTTTTGTTTCTTTAATGTTAGCTACTTTAATCTTAGGTTTATTATCTTCTGTAATAACAGTACCTGATTGGGATTTAACTTCGACTTGTATTTTTCTTGAGGCATCCACTTCAAATGTAGATTCCCAAGGGGTAAAATAAGTATCTTCAGCTATTACTTCTAATTTAATATTACCAGAACTGTTTTCTTGTAATAGTCCTTTTAATTTTTTAATGGGAATTATGCATTTTCCTCTAGAGTTAATTTCTCCTTCAAATAGTAATGATAGGTCTTTAGTTGCTACAATTAATCTAGCAAGAGAATTAGAAAGTGAAGCACCTTCTAATTGTATATCACACTCAAATATTTCTTGTTTATCAGTATAAAGTTTATACATATCTTATAAGTTTACGTTTACGTTAATACCTAGTACCTCTTTTGCAACTAGTTCAATATCTTTAACAGTAATTTTTCTTTCTTGTACTTCTTTAGTTTCTTCGTACAACTCACCATTAACTTTGCAAAGTAGTTTAATAAATTTCTTTTTCTTTTCAGGTTCTTTATCAAAATAAGTTTTAGGATCTTCTAAAGCTCCCCCAGCTATAATTTCTTGTAATAAGAAAACATCTTCCCACTTATATGGTTCCCCTAAGGGTGATGTATTATTATCATAAGTAAAATCTGCGTTTTCCCATTTTATAGGTGTTTTTCTAAATTGCTGTGTCATTAGAAAGATCCACCATTTATATTACCAATTATATCGCCACTAGCACTTATACTACCTTCTACTGTTAATTTTTCGGGTGCTGTAGTTGTTCCTATAGCTACATTATTGCCTGTATTTAGAAAATCTGTAGATCCGGCTGCACCATTAAGTCGAACATGTGTATTACCATCATCATTTAGCAAAAGCATACCTCTATCAAGTTCTGGGAGATCACTTACACCAGAAAATCCTAGATAGGCTAATGTATTATCATTAGTAGAAGATAATAAGGATAAAGAATTAGCACCTGCAGTACTTTTTATTGATCCTGAAAAAACAAAACCTACATCATTACTAGATGCTCCTAAACCATAACCTATAGTTAGGGCTTTAATAGGGGTAGTTACATTACTACTATCATTAACTTCAAAAATTAAACCACCATATGCTCCATTAATATTACTACCTATGACTTCAGAATATATAGCTGAGGTAGACCCGCTTGCTATAAAACCAGTACCTAAGAATGAAGCAGATTCTATAGCAAATATAATTCTACCTGTTTCTTCCCCCACCTGGATAACTCCATCTTCATTAGTTCTTAAAATTAAATTTGCTGGAGAAGATCCAGTTGTAGATCTAATATCAAGGTTAGAAAGGGGGTTTGTAGTACCCATTCCTACTAAAGGATCAGGACTAGATCCTGTAATGTATATAGCAACAGAACTGGTAAGGGTTCCTAAAGATTGTGAGTTAATTAAAATTTGGATAGCATCATTAATTTCAGATGCACCAATAGATCCAAGTTCTATTGCTGAATTATAATTTATATCTTCATCCGATCCTGTTAGGAAAGAGCCACTATAAAATACTAATCCCATTAGGTTTGTGGTTTTAAGGTTTTAATTTCTTGTTGAAGATCTTCAATCATTTTTTGTTGGTCTTGAATAGATTTAATTAGATAGGGAACTAAGCTAGTATAATCAACAGTCCAATGTTCATCTTTTTTGGGAGCATAAGTAGATTTAGGTAAAATTTCATGTAGTTCTTGGGCTATAACCCCTGTGTCTGTTTCACCAGAAGATTTCCATGTAAAATCTTTAATTTTAATTTTCATTAAATCATCAACAGAATATTTAGTAGGGACTATATCTTTTTTCAGATTTTTATCTGAACTATATGTTATAGCTATACTATTATTATTACCAGCAGATCTAATAGCCCCACAAAATTGATTATTACCCCTAAATCCTATAAAATTTCTACTTGTGGAATTTGTCCCGTCAATAGTAATATTTAAACCATCAGCACTTGTATTGTTACCCGAATTATCATTTCGAATTCGTGCTACATAGCTTGTGTTGTTACCTAATACATCTAAAGCATAGCTTGGGGCAGCATTATTAATTCCAATTCTTCCATTATTAGTAGTTGTATTAGGGTATTGAACATGTAGTACTGCGTATGAAGTAGTATCATCATTATCATCTTTCCTACTTACACCAAATACTAATCTACCCCCTTTCTCAGTAGTGGAGTGATTTTGAAGAGCATAAGCTGCTATATATGCTGATGCTTCTGTTATACCGCTAGGAACATTACCATCACGCCCATCAAATCCTATACCTCCTAAAAAATTACCAGAAGAAATGCTTGTATCATTCCTGATGATCATAATCCCCCCATCACCGTCAGCTCCTGTGTGACTAACATTAAAAGTATTTGGAGTAAGAACATGTGAATCAGTACCTACACCTACGTGACCGGTACTGCCCTCAAGATACATGTTGGGAGTAGAATTGCCATTAGAGTAAACTGCAAAATCTATATCACTACCATCAGGGTTAACTGATACCTTTCGTGCAGTGCTTACTTCATCTAATGCTAAATGAGTTACACTACCTACTTTAAATAAATGGCCTAAATTAGTGCTATCATAATCTTTAGTTATATATTCTATATTTTTATAACTGCCTGCGGATGCTCCACCAATAATAAGTTTATCAGCACCACCAATACCAGATCTACTAAGAGAAGCTGTTTCTGCTAAATCTAAAACATTTGTTGAGTCAGATGCAACACCAAAGCCAGGGTTTGGAACTTCATCTAATGCTATATTAAATGTAGTTGTACCTGATATACCAGTACCTGCTGAAACACTGCCCCCGATATCACCCCTAGTAGTTATTTGGAAATGCCCAGAACCATCTATACTTAATATATTATTAGTGCTACCAGCTTCAGCAGGTAAATTACTTGAAGTAATATCGTATAAAGAGGCTTTAGAGCCTGAAAGTAAGACTTTTTTCCAGTTCGGCATGTGTTTTGTCTATTACGGTTGGTTACGACTTAATGCCGCCCACTTCCCGGAGGCCAATAATATCCTTAACAATAAATATATTAGGATTGTTTTCTCTTAGCGGCTACTTCAGGGGGAATAGAAGCTTTTTCAAGCTCTTTTTCTAAAGTTGTAATAATATTAGCTACTATGACAGCATCTTTACCTTGAATAGTAGCGTTTTTAGAAGCGGCCACTAAAAAGGCCATTTGATTAGGTTCTAATTTTATATTTGCCATAACTTTTTATTTTTAGTGTAATAAGGAAAAATTAAATTCCCAAATTAAGCTGTGTAAAACCACACATTACTTTCTCCACCTGCAGGATCTGCATCGGTATCTACATACCAACTACCTAATCTTTCTTGGCCCGCGCTATCCCAAAATACATTATGTTCGGTTAACGAGGCATTAGGGTCATCAACAGTAGAGATAGCAACTGTAGCTATGATAGCCTCAGTATTACCTGATAAGCTAGTACCAGATAAATCACCATTAGTTGTACCTGGGTGAATGTCATTCCATCCTACTTGATCGGATGTAGTAACCCCCCATACATTATGTGTACTCCCTGATTGGTAAAATAGGGCACTACCATGAGCTCCTCCTGCGGGGTTAGAAGTTTGAACAATAACACCCCCATTACTATATTGGAAAGCTTCACTAGTACCAGTAGATCCACTATTTAAAAGAATAAAGGGATCATTTGTTTTAAAATCACTAACTTGTACATTAACAATGTTACTTGATGAAATAACTGTTAGTGCACCTTTAATAGTAACATTACCTGTGATTGAAAAATCAGCATTACTAGGAGCATCAGCATTACCCCAGGTTGTAGATAAATCAAAAAATACTGTTGGATCAGAAATAAATGTTTGAGTACCAGTACCAGTAGAGAATTCAGCATTGGCAAAAGAAGAATCTGTACTAGCACCTATAACACCATAAGTTTGGTTTGCTATCCCTTGTCCTTGTGTTATAGTATTTGCAAACACACCCCCATCAAAAGCTGCCTTAGGTTCAAAATCTATTGTTTCGTCTGTTACAACAACAGAAGTATCTATATTGATTACACTTCTATCGTTTACACCAGTAAAAACTAAACCAGTACCTGCTAAACTGCTTACTAATGATAATTCACCAGTACCCATAACACCATCACTAGTAGTTAAACCACTGTTACTGGCTAAATCTATTTTTAATACACCACTAGTAAGGTCTATACCATCACCATCTAAGTTTGAGGATAATGTTAAACCACTAGAACCCGTAGCTAAACCTGAAGTACCATTACTAGTACCATCTAAATCTATTCGGAGTTTATTTCCTATACCTCCATTAAGGTAAGCAGGATCCCATTCTAAGCCATTGCCTGGTAAACCCGGGTCTAATATTAATTTATTTTGGGCACTATGAGTTGCAAATAAAATACCACCATTAACACCAGCATTTTTAGAGTTAACAGTTGTTTGGGTGTTAATTTCAGTTCCATAAACAGTAGGAAAATTACTAGCTCCTTTTAAGGCAATGGTAAATACACCTGCATTATTAGCTGTAAATTCGGTATTTATGTTACTTGATCCATTTATAATACCAACACCTGCTCCATGTTTTATACCAGCTTCGGCGTTTGCACTATCTATTCCTGTGATTCCCGAGCCATCTCCTTCAAAAGAAGTTTCTTGCCCACTATTAGTACCATAAGAAGCGCTTAACTTTCCATCAGCTAATACAAATTTACTTTCAGCTTTAAATGAACCACTATCCACAGCAGAAGCACTACCTGCAAATAATATAGTGTCACCATCTTGGGCGGTTCCTATGTTTGATATTTTGAGTTCTTTAACAGTGAAATGGGAACCCGAAATTAATACTCTTTTCCAATTAGCCATTATAGATATATTATTTTATGCGTATATAAAAGCACTACTTTCATTAGTAGATTGGTTAACTTTTATAACCATTTGTCCTACTCTAGAATTATTAGCAGCAGTTCCAAATAGTGGGTCAGATGCAAGGATAGTAGATTCGGCATCTGTAGTAGGTTGTACCGTTACAACAGCGGCATGACCTGCTTCCTGAACTTCATGGCCTGTATCTGTCATGGTTTGGCTATCGTTTGAAACTCCCCATCTATTATGGGATCCATCATAGAATAAGAACGCGCCTGTAGTACCACTTCCATTTTGGACTATTAAACCACCATCTCCTGAGGTTGAACCACTATTAACAAGAATAAATTGATCAGCAATGTTTAAGTTTTGAACTTCAAGGTTAACTTCACTACCACCTCCTTCAACTAATAAATCACCTGAAATAGTTACATCATCATTAAAAGTAAAGTTACCTGTTAATGTGTCACTAAGGTTCATAGATAACACTGGGTTATCTATAAGGAGTGCACTTTTACCAGCAGTAACATCTGAAACACTACCATCAGAAGTTACAGTTATTACAACATTAGTAGAACCTGTAGCAAATGTAATGGTATTAGCATTATCAACAACTACACTACTATCAATATTTAATATAGTATTTCCTGTAGCAAAGTTTAAACCGGTACCATCTAAGGTATTAGCAAGTTTTAATTTATTACTACTAATTGCAAGACCACTATTTGTAGCTAAATCTACTGATAATACACCTGAGCTAAGACCTAAACCATCACCATCTATGTTATCTGATATAGCTAATCCACTGGAACCTAGTTTAAGTCCAGAAGTACTATTACTATTACCATTAAGGTTGATTTGTATTTCACTATAGTCATTAGCAGTAGGAAATTCTAAACCATTACCCGCTAATGAACTAGTTAAACCTAACTTAAAATCATCTTTTCCTGCTCCTGTAGATGTACCTGAATCTGTGTTACCATCAAAAAATGTTAAACCACCTGAGGGGTGTAAATCTAAGGATGCTGTTCTTGCGGTTCCACCATTATAAGTAAAATCAACAATACCAGCACCGTCAGCTAAACTATTACCTAATGTAGCAGTTACACCAGTTAATCCACTACCATCGCCACTAAAACTACCACTGAAAGTACCACCAGTAAATTCAATTGTGGTTTGGGAAGCATTATACGTTAAATTATTAAGGGTTCTTACTGCACCACTACTATCAGCAAATAGTATTGTGTTATTATCAGTAGCTTGAGGAATATTGGATGCTGTTACTTCAGAGACGTGAACATTAGATCCAGATAATAATATTTTTCTAAACTGTGCCATGTGTTATTAATCTTTTTGGACAAATTCCGTAATCCTATATACTAAATCGTATATAGGTTGTATATTTTTGATTTTAATTTCACCTTCACCTATTAAAGAAAGTATCATTTTTGCTTCCTCTTTAGTAAATTGTAATTTAGGTGTAGTCAATTCTTCTCTTTTACTAGAACCAAATCTTATTGCCATATTATATTGTATTTATCTAGTATAAATATATAGTTATTCAATTCCAGCATAAAAATTAGAAGAAGAATATACTATAATACCGGATTCAGCACTAGGAAGTGATCTATCAGTAAGTTTTATAAAACTAGAACTTATAATTCCGGAAGATGTAATATCTCCTTCTACAAAAATATTTAATGAAGATGTTAATCTTGAATTAGAGATATCAATATACCAATCATTATCCTGAGATGTTAAAGTACTTAAATCAACAGCATCTGTGGTGCCATCCCCCTGATTAAATGTAATTATATTGTTATTAAAAGAAGAACTTATATAAAAGCTACCTGTATTTACATTTGTAGGGGTAGATTCAGATGATGATGCTCCTTTTATTTCAAAAACTACATTCTGTTTATCTTTAGAAAATACTTTTTGATCATTTACGTTAATGACTAATTCACCTAATGCAAAATCACTTGCCTTAGGTATATTACCTACGCCAAATATTATTTTGTTCTTTGCCATTAACTATTAAGATCATTTAAATTAATTACAGTTTCAGATCCTATTTTGATTTCCGCACGAGTAAATTCTTTTTTAATAGATTGGGTTTCATTTTTAAATGTATCAGGGAGTAAATATCCTGCTAATTTAAAACTAAAGTTAGCTTTTACTAATCTATCTTCACCTACTTGTAATTCATTAATATTTTGAATTTGATCTACATTAACTTGAAATAGGTTTTTTTCTTTATTACCCCAGTAAGCATCTGAAACATATTCTATAGCTTCAACTAATTTATTATTTTGAGTCATAAAATCAGTCCATAATATAGCTTCATAATTAGCAAAAATATAATCGGGAATAGGTACCTGATATATTTCCCTTTGGGGTTGTCGTATATCATTTAAAAGATTAAAACTATCATATACATTTTTTTTACTATATCTATTTTGTTCAGTAATATAAAGATTAGGTTTATTACCATCTAATTTATTACCTATGTCTCTTCTTTTTTCAACAGAAGTACGTTTAAACATTAATAGGGGCACCTGTATTTTGCCGTTTTTATCGCGATAATAGCCATCTGCTTGCACTGTCTTCCACCTTTCACCGGCTCCGTACACTATGGGAACTTTAATGGATTCACCGTTATTTTCTACAGATAAATTTAATTCCTGATCAAGGTAATAATAAACAGCTTCATCTATATCTTCTAAAGTTATAGAAGTTGTTTGAATATTATCTTGGTCTCTTCTAATTTCTAAATGGCGGTTTTTACCTTTTACATCACGTTCAGTATCTAAAGGTAATTCTTCAAATTCAGGAGGGGCTCCCGCTTCTAAGTTTCTTCTTAAAAGAGTATTATTACTTAATATATCAGGTTTTATTCTATTATCAGACATCTTATATAGGATTAGCGGTAGAACCAGAGGCTATTTGAGTAGTTGGGTATATTCCTCCCCTTAGGGGAACTAAATTTAATTTTTCTACTCTTGATAAATGGGTAGATAAAATTATAGATAATGAAACACCAAAGTTTTGGGTATCTTCGGATATAGCATATTCGGGTTTTTTACCTGTAAAAAATTGGTTTTCAATATAGCTATCTACTTCCCAAAAATCATTATTAAATAATATATAATCTCCTACTTCTGGGATTAAATTAATGTCATTTAAATCAGCTTTAAGAAATCTATATTTAAATATTTGTTTTACGTCAGGGCCAAAATCATCACTATTCCATTCCTGATCATTTTTTTCGATTAAACAGGATAATCTTATAGGTTCATAGTAAAACTTTTTAGTAGATTCATTATATATATTTGAGTCTGTTTGGTCTAAAGCAAATTTATAATAGGCAACTTCGGTCTGAATAATATCATTAATCAGTTCTCGATTCATTGTTCTAAACAATGATATGTCTCTGGCACCTCCAAATAATGGCATTATATTCTAGTTAATGTATCTGGTTTAAAAATTATATGGCGTAATCCATCTATTCGTCTATTAGCATCTCCTTTTTTACTTTGGAGCATTGTAGTTTTAAAAAATTCTAAATCCTGTTTAGGATCTAATCCTGAAATAAATTTTAAAGTAACTGTATGTACTTCTTTACCATCTGTTCTAGCACGATTTTTAGATTCTAATTCATCAGAAGTTGTAGTATTTACAGTAGTTATTTTTCTTACTCCTCTTATACCATCAATAGTATCTGTGTAGTTTATATCTTTATCAGTTACTAAAACTGCATCTACAGAACGTAAAACTACCTCTTCGTTTAATATGTCTTTTAATTTAATCATTAGTAGATATATATAGGGTATGGGACCTTAGTTAAGGTATCTTGAGCAAATTGAGCTTCTTGTGATTGTCTTTCAAGATATTTAGTTCTTGAAGATTCTTCTAATATTAATTTAAGTTCTTCTATTAATGATTGTTTTTCATTAGCAGCCTCACTTCTTAATTCAGAGGCATTTGTTTGAACTTCAGAACCCGGAATTGGGATTTGTGAATATTTACCTCGTACATTTGCTAACATTTCTTTAGATAAAGCTAGTGTATATCTAAATACCCACTGTTTGCCAGGAGTATTAATAGTTGAATAAGATATATTAGTATATGGGACATTAGAAACATTAGTAATCAGATTAGTAGCTGTATTTCTTATTGGATTGTTTCTTTCTTCTTTAACTACATATTCAAAATATAAGTTTTCATTTCTAGCGGGACGAGGGAATAATTTTAGTCTATTATTATCTATGAGTTCAAAACTGTAAGCTGATTTACGAATTTGATCGTTAAATTCAATAGCTTGGATCTTTAAAGCATCATAGTAAATGGGCATTAACATAAAGTTTACACCAGGAGAATAATTACCAAATCCAAAGGTTTCCATTAATGATTGGATTCCCGTACCTGTACCCGCATAGGGATCAAAATACCTTGTAATAGCGGGGGGCGCATAATGGTAAATTCTTTTTACTTCTATGTTATTACCTGATTCGTTAACATTTGTCCATAAGTCATCCAAACTATATACTTGTTGTGATGCACTAACAGCAATACTTCCTGTTTTATATCTAATATTACCACCAGTACCCGCTTCAGTACCATATTGTTCTGTTATTGCTATAGTGTTACCTAGATTTGGTTGTATATATTGATTATTTAAATTACTTCCTGTAGAAGCTCCTTCTAAATTTCCAATATTTTCTTTAATTTTATATTGGTACACATACTGGGCATATGTGGTTATAGCTTCTTCAAAAGCTGTAAAGAAATTGATGCCTTGTAATTCTATATCTACTATAGGGTATCCTAAACGTTGGGCACACCATTTAGATACTTGGGGTGCTTCTGAAACAAATTCAGAATCATCATCATAAAATCCAAAAGGTGTATCACCAGCAGTAAAAGAAGCAGATCCAGGCCAAATAGAAATTGTTGCCATACTAGTGTTTTTTAATAAATATTAAAAAATTTAGCAGGGTTAACTATAATCTTTTAATAGTTCAAATATTTCATCAAGTGCTTCATGTCTATGGTTTTCTTTAAGTACTATTTTATTTACAAATCGCGATCCTTGTACTTTAGCTACTTCATGAATTGCAGAATCATTTTTAAATTTTAAATCTACTTGTTGACTATCTCCTGTAAATATCATTGTAGAGTTTTTACCTAACCTAGATAAACACATGGTTAATTGTTGTTTATCTAAATTTTGAAATTCATCTATGATGCATACAGCATTTTCAAAAGTTCTACCACGAAAATGAGTAAGCGAAACTAATTCTATACTTTCATCCGTTTCCATTTTAGATAAAATATCAGGTTTATTATACACTTTTCTCATATTAGAACGAATAGGTACTAACCATGGTTCTAATTTTTCTTCTAATGAACCCGGTAAAAAACCATTGTCTTCATTTGACACAGTAGGACGAGTAATAACTATTTTATTAGTCATACGTTTAAAAAACATATCTAAAGCAATTTGAACTGCTAATAATGTTTTACCACTTCCTGCTTTACCAATAATAAAATTAAAAGGTGTTTGAAGGATTTTTTCCTTTGCTTGCTTTTGCTCTTCTGAAAGGGAGACAGAAAAGCGAACTGTCCCTTTAGGTGGGGTTTTTTCAATATTTTGTTTAGCCATAATAAATGGTTTTAAAACGTTTTTCAATTATACATATAAAAAAGGGCCGCAAATTGCGGCCCTTTCTCAATTTATAAAGATAACTTTATTACACTAGGTTAAGATCTGAACAGATTACTTTACCATAGAAGTCTGGGCGAACCATCTTCTTAGCGTAACGAGTCATAATTCCCTTACGTGGAGTGAAGGAAATCGGATCATATACAAGTGGAGTCATGATTAATGGAATATATGGAGCAAATACAGCACCTGTTTCGAGGAACTGGTTACCCTTATAACCCATAAGGATCACATTCTCAGTCATGTATGGGTTCTTGTAGACAGTGTATCTAGAGTTAATAGCACCAATCTTTTGAACACCCATTGCGTACTTGTTAGAATCACCAGGTGAGTCAGCAGCGAATCCAGGAATTGATTCCAAGACTGTGCTTACCTTTGGAGAAACCACCATAAAGTTAGCACCTCCACGAAGAGTTTTCTGGTGAATAGTGTTACTAACAGACTGAAGCTTAATGCCTAAAGTTTGGAACCAAGACAT